GCAACATTCAATCCAATGATCATTCGTTGGTCAGACCAGGGGGATCCGTTTAATTGGACGCCAAGCCCCACTGTTGACGCTGGATTTACCTACCTTTCTCACGGGTCAGAAATCGTGACCGCTATGCAGGCCCGCCAAGAAATCTTGGTATGGACAGATTCATCCCTGTATTCGCTTCAGTATGTAGGCGCTCCTAATGTGTGGGCTCCTCAAATCGTTGGGGATAACACTTCAATTGCCGGTGAAAATGCAGTGGCATACGCTAACGGCGTAGCGTATTGGATGGGTGTGGATAAGTTCTACAAATACGATGGTAGAACTCAGACGCTCTCTTGCGATCTGCGTCAGTTTGTCTTTGAAAACATTAACAAAGGGCAATTCTCCCAAGTGTTTGCCGGGACAAATGAAGGCTTTAATGAGATCTGGTGGTTCTACTGCTCAGGCACAAGCACAAATATTGATAGCTATGTGGTCTTCAACTACTTGGAAAACCAAGGGCAGGGCTGCTGGTACTACGGGACAATGGCGCGGACGGCTTGGCTGGATAGCGGATTGAGAGATTACCCAATTGGATCCACCTACGACTACAACATTGTTAACCATGAACAAGGCGTAGACGATAACACTACGGCGGTAACGTTACCAATTGAGGCGTACATCACATCTGCTGAATTTGACTTAGACGATGGGGATAAATACGGGTTTATTTGGCGTGTGCTGCCGGACATTACGTTCAGGGGTTCTACGGCGGACAGCCCTCAAGTGACCATGTATCTCAAGCCCATGCAAAACTCTGGATCTGGATATAACAATCCTATGTCCGTTGGCGGAGTAAGCAATGCCACAGTAACCAGAACGGCTGTGCTTCCCATAGAGGCATTTACAGGTCAGATCTATACTCGGGTCAGGGGTAGACAGATGGCTATGGAAGTCAGATCTACAGCGGCAGGAGTGACTTGGCAGCTTGGATCGCCACGTATTGACATCCGTTTGGACGGCAGAGCCGGAGGTGGCCGTTAATGGCAACTGTTTTCACTCGGTTTTTGCGCAAGTTTAGAGCGCCTGCGTTACCAAATGCTTCGCTTGATTACATGCGAACGGATGAGGATCAGTTCCGAAATATCCTACGTTTGTACTTTAACCAGATTGATAGCACCTTTGGAAACCTGCTGGATACGACCGGTGGTAAGTACATTAACTTCCCATACGGGGCGTTCTCTTCTGGCGTAGACCAATCGGCCACGGCCAATACAGCTACCTTGATGACGCTGAACACTACGGACTTTGCCAACGGGGTCAGCATTTCTTCATCTAAAATTACCGTGGCGAATGCCGGTATATACAACCTTCAATTCTCAGCGCAGTTTCAAAACACTGACAACCAGATACAAGACATCAGTATTTGGCTGCGACAGAACGGCACAGACATCCCTGGTTCAACTGGTCTTGTTTCCATCCCAGCAAGGAAAAGTGCATCAGCCGGGGAAGAGGCCCATCAGATCACTGGATGGAACTACTATGTGTCTATGGCTGAAAATGACTACATTGAAATCTACTGGTCAACAACGCTTGCGTCAGTGACAATCCAGTATTACGCCGCCACCACAGGCCCAGTGCGACCAGCAACCCAATCGGTTGTGGCTACGCTTTCGTTTGTTTCAGCTTTACCGGTGACTTGACATGGCAACACCAGAAGAACAAGCAGCAGAAAACGCCAAGTTTTTAAATACTGACTATTCAATACCAAACAATCAACCAACATGGAATTATTGGTATCCATGGCATCCCGTTACTCGCGCCAGCCTTACTGGCGTTGATGGAAAAGAATATATATTTATTCCCTCAGATTATGTTGAAAAAGGCAGGGTTATAGACGAGCCAGAAGGCAAGTTACAAATTTTTAATAAAACTTTTCTTAACAAAGATACTTTTAAAAATGCCACTCCATACACTTTCCCTGAAGGTGTGCAAGGCGTCATGTCTAACAATGGATATGTTTGGCCTGTGGAAGAATTTAATAAATTAAATCTGGATCAATATGGCGGCTACATGATTGGCCCCAATGACCCACCCCTTATTGGTTTAGGTTTTCCTGACTCAAGCTTTGGTCTTGGCGAGACTCTTGCATATATTACTCAGCCAAAGGCAATTGACGCTCTTGGTGGTCAGCAAAGACTCCAGCAAGACTATATAACGGCTGGTGGAGGTCGTCAAGTTGGATATGGGCCTTATAAATACTACCCAAACAATGATGACTTTTCCAAATTAGTTCGCGGGGCTTTGGAGGGGCTTGGGCCATTAACGCCAATATTGCTTGATGTTTTTGCTGGCCCTGGAACGGGCGCTTACTACCTCATGGGTCAAGCCGCTGGGCAAGGCTTGGTTACTGGGGATTGGAATAGAGCGGCCACAACAATTGCCACCATATACCTGACTCCAGTGGTTTCAAGTACCGTGGGGAGCGTGGTTGGCGGAGCCTTGGATCTTGGAGCTATTGCAAACGGCATCGTTGGTAATGCAGTTGGCAGTGCAGTTGTTGCTGGATTAACTGGGGCTGATCCTGTCAAGGCAATGGTAGCCAGCGGGGTCGGTGGAGCCATTGGATCAATTGCTGGCAGGATCGATGGATTTGCCAATTTGCCGACGAATGTTCAAAGGATATTCACCGCCGCAGTAAGCGCTAAATTAAGCGGGCAAGACCCAACTAAAGCCGCTTTGGTTGCCGCCACGACTGCTGGTTTGCAAGCCATCAAAAACGGCATGGATGCAAATGATTACTACCAAAAGGAGCTTGGCAGAGATGCAACGCCCGAAGAACTGAACAAGGTTATTTGGTACGCAACTCCCAAAGAGGTGAGCAATAAAGCCTATACAAACATGGGCGAAGTCAAAAAAGACTTCTCGCTACAGAATGGCTTTGACACATACACCCTGGATGGTGTTGATTACAAGATTCCCCAAAAAGAACTTGATGCTTTTGCAAGGAACGAAGATTGGGTAAGCTGGTCACAGAAGCAGGATGCTGCAAAGCTAAACATATCAGATGCTGGAGAGTATCGTGATGCGTTAGCTCGCAATGAAGGCTGGAATGGCGACTCAGAAAAAGCTGCAGCCAAAATAAATGGTTTTGAATCTGCTGGCGAATACAAAACAGCAACCATTTTGGGGCTAGATACAAAAGCTGAGTATCAAGATTGGCAGAACAAGGCTGACATCTTCAAAGAAGTTACTGGAAGAGATGCCACTCCAGAAGAAATTAAACAGTTTATTGCAAACATCCCGACAACCGCAGACGCTCAAGAGGTGATGCGGGAAATAATTTCTGGCAAAAGAATAGAAGACAGGGACAAGAAGTACGACTACAACGGTGATGGCGTGGTTGATATGACCGATGCCATTGAAATGCTCAAGGCAGAGAAGGGCTTATCTAAGGTCACTCCAAACCCAGACACAATTTGGGGCAAATCTGGCTTAACAGATGCCGCTTTCAAAACAAAAATAACTGACAGCACTGAGCAGGAAAAGATCATATCTTTCCTTAAAGACAGTGGAATGCAATCCAGCCCTGAGCTGGTAGCTGCAATTAAAAAAGATTGGGCATTTGATCCCAGTAAACCTACTGCCGGTCTATCTGATGCTGTTGCCAAGTCAGATTCTTTGTACACCGATGCCGATGAGGTAAGGGCGCAATTTAAAGCTGTGTACGGCAGGGATCCGAGCGCAGACGAAATGAAAGGGCTGCAGAAGTATGTTGGTGCAAACAATGAAACAACTACGCTCAAGACAATTTCAGATCAACTAGATCCGCTGGTAACTGATTCCAGCGAGGCCAAAGACTTTTTAAAGGGTGTGCTTGGCAGAGATCCCACCGATGCTGAAGTGCAAAAGTTTGTTGGCGAACAGCCAGAATCTCAAGTGTTTACTGCCCAGAATGCGTATGACACGCTTGTTGGGTTTATGAATGCCAATGTACCTATTGGCAGCTACAACAAGGACATCACTTCTGTTGACTTTGATGAGGATATGGTTGCTGGGCCTGCTGGTGCGCCCAAACCATTGAAGGCTGGTCAAATAGTTGTTGATGCCAACGGCCTGCCTAAGACCATTGGCATTATGGATTTTGCAACCGGGAAGATTGTGCCCGCACCAATCTCTTTGAATGCAAATGGTGGGTACTATTACATTGCTGACGGGAAAATCACGGGCGTTGATCCAAGCGTTTTTGAACGAGAGTTTTATAGAAACAATCCGTCAAAATATTTGGAAATTGTTGACCGCATATACAAGACGGGAAATATTGACGCCATTAATGAAGCGCTGCGCCGCCAAGGATTTTCTTATGGGCCAAATAGATCCGTAACAACTATTGATGTAGACGCTAAAGTTGTCCAAGATGATTTAAGAGCTAGAGGTATGCCGTCTACTGTACAGGAAATACTTAAAGCATTTGGAAGTCTTGATGCAGCTGAAACGGCAATGTCGCTGGAAGTGTTAAAGCATATCCCAGGAATGCCAGCACTTTTGGCTGGAGATGCGTCATATGCCAGAGAGCTTGTGCAAGCTATTAA